AGATTTCTACCGTTAACCTGATCAAACGGAATATTGCAAATTACGTCAACCATATTGTTGCCAGGGAAAACAAATTGATCCTGTGCATTCTTGAATGGGACGTTGAATGTTACGATGCCTACTTCAGTACCGTTGTTATCCACACCAAATACTTCTCTTGTAGGTAGATTTTCTTGTGTGGGAGAAAATCCACTAGTACCTGGCTCAGTCTGAATCCAGAACTGTGAAGTTTGATTTACTTCAAATCTATATGTGCCACCGCGAATCACTGAGATTGTAGGATTCGTTCCTGTTCCAATCGCTGATCCGACTTCGCTGATTTCATAGCTATTAGGGAAGTCAGTGACAACATAATCTTGGTTGATGAATACAGTACTGGGAGCAACTGTAACTGCTGGGGCACCAATTGGTAACCAGTAGTATTCATAATAGTTGACCAACTTATCTAGATTAGTGAAGCTGTCCCATGAGTAGATTTGACTGTTGAATAATCTATCGTTGTTATTAGTAATAGCACCCTGTTGTTTGAGCGAATCAATTATGCCCGGGTATGTAATAAAATCATTAGCAATTTCTTCTTCTGCTTTTGTAAACACCACGCTTGGTTCTAATTGATAATCTGCACGAGTTTTGGTTGGCTCTGTGACATAATAATCAAGCGCATTAATTCCCGAACCAAATTTGCTACCAACATATCCCTGTACACGAGTTGACGAAGGATTGCTTACGAGTCTATCAAGTGTAGCCGAGAGGAACTGACTGTTGGTGGGTGTTTGGAAAATTTCCGGAAGAAAATTTAGTGTTCTAATGCGTGCCATATATGTACTTATCTTATCTGTAATTCGTCGGGTGTGAGCGCGGGTATTACTAATACATCATTTGATGTAGCAGCGTTTACAAAAATTTCAAAAGGTCTACATTTTATTTCATACAAGTCTCCAAACCTCATTGAGGGGTCATTCGGTACTAATACAGCAGAGCTAATCAAGTCTCCGCATTCGGCGTGTAAGTATGCACTAAGTTCTGAGAAGTAGAAGGTATCACCAAAGTTCCAATTATTAATATTGAAATATTGATCCATTGCGGCTAGCACTGCACTTCTCACTTCACTGTCACTCGCATTTGTTGTACTGTCTTTAATTACTTTAATTGTCGCTCTCAGTGCCGGTACTGCTTTAGGACCAAACAATGGTTTGAACTCTACACTATTTAATATTACAGAATCCGACAACATTTTATAGTCTTGTAATTGAGTGTACTGCGAAGACAACTCAGTAATTGTTGGTCTATTCGGTTCAGGAATAGTATTTGTTGTGTCAACAATATATCTCTGATATTGTTCATAGTAGCTGAATGTGACAACATATAAGTCAATAATGTTAGTAGTTGCCGGATCAATTCTATTAGTGTTGTTTGAATTATGCTTGTACTGATAGCTCAGGCCCTGTCTTCCTGACTTCACACTATAATTAAACTGTTCTACTAAATCGTAGACAATAGTAGTTACAGTTTGATCCTGAACTGTTTTATAGAATTTATTTTCACTAGTTGCATAGAACAATTGTCCAACTGGATAATCATACTTCACTAATTCAATCTGTGTTTGAGTAGGATATTGGAATCGTACTGAGCTGGTAGGAATAATGAACTCTTTGGTGAGGTTGATTGGATCCTGTACAGTCTCAAAGAAAACATATATACCAAAATTATTGTTACCCGTTACGAAACCTGTAATCTCATTAAAGAAGTCCGGATTTAAAATCAACTGATTGTTGTTCACATCCGTTGCTGCAACTTCAACTTCAAAGTCGTTTACGTATCCATCGCTCTCAACTGTTTGTCCAACAATATTAATCTCAGTGTTCTTACCGATCGCAGTAGTAGATGAGGGTGCTGTATTAATTCCCAATACCGTAACATTATCTTGAATAATCTTTCCAGTAAACGGATCGTATACTAATTCGTCTTTAGCGAAAGTAAATCTTGTGTCTGAGACACTTCCAAAATAGTAAGACAATGATCTATATGTTACAGTGTATCTATTATTACCTAAGCTGGTAAACTTTACGAACCAATTGGGGTCAGTAATCTTTTTAATAGACCAGCGTGACTGATTGATTAGTAGCGAGTTATCAAACACTAATGTAAATTCTTGATTCAGTTCAATTCTGATTACTGCCTCTTGAATTATTTCTCTAGGAATAATGTTACCGAACACAGGAATGATAGTGCTTACAATAACATCATTAGGGACATAGCCACTAAGTCTGATAGGACCAGCTCCATTAGCGAAGCTACCTTGATTGTTGTTTGAGCCGTCGCCTACTACATTTAGAACAGTAGTCCAAATAAATGTGCTGTCGCCCGAACCTGGAATACCTGCTACAAGTCTATTGTCTTGGTCAAAATAGAAACCTGAGGGTGCAGTAAATTTAACGATAGCACCAGTGGTCATGTATTTCAAATTAGTAGTGCTGAATACACCAACGCTTGTGGGCTGCTCTAATGAACCGGTTACTGTGTAGACATAACCTGTTTCATTGTCTGCATTTACGGTACTAGTTCTCCAATACACTATTTCATTTGCAGGAGTATTCTGATCAGTTACGGTGTATCTTGGATAGTTCTGAATATAGTATTGTGTGGCTTTGTTTAGCGTCAATATATTAGTTAGCTCACCAGTAAAGAATGCAATGATATCACTGGTATTATTAATTGTTAAGCTTTCGCTACCGTCGGCATCGTCTTGATACAATGCACCGTCATTGCCATAACTTACTGTGCTAGAATATTTTCCAGTAGGGTCTAGCAAGTCAAGATTTTTACTGACGCCAACGCTTGATCTATTAATTGCTTTACTCTTGACAATTGAGTTGTACAGTGTATATGGGAAGTTGTTGTAGTCTTCGCCATTAACCATTCTGTTCTGTGTATAGTAACGAGTAGGCGCACGTTGCTTAATGCTTGCAAGTGATTCTCTTGCCTGAGCAGTCGTTACTGTCTGGGTCAACGCTAGACCAACAGTTAATGTTTCTGCTCTACCCAAACGAGAAATATAAGTGAATGTCACTGACAAGCCATTCATGTCTGAAGGATAGATAGTGTAGGTGAGTGCATTGCCAGCACGTACATATGCTCTGAAGTTTCCGACAGGGATTTCGCTGAATACGCCATCGCCAAATACATAGGTGACCTGATCGTTGAAACGTGAGCTTACGGAAAATGTCTGCTTGAATGAACTATTGCCTTGTAGTGAAGCATTAGCATAAACATTTTCTACTTGACGCCACTGGTCTCTTGTGTTATCTTGATTAATCTTGTATAGCCATGTATCAGAATTGTTAATTCCCTGAATATCAATATCAATATTTTGGTTGCTGATTTGCTGCTGCAACGAGAAGTCAAATGTCTGTAGATTGCCCTGCTTAAAGTAGAAGAAGAAGCCTGTTTCGGGGCTACCAAATCCTAACTTGTCATTACGATATAACATATTGAATCTGCCGTTAGGAGCAGGAGGAACTTCGTAGATTGATTCGCTGTCTAAGCTGGACACACTGCACAATTCAAAGTTCATGTTGATGCCACCAACCGAACTTGTAAAAGGTACGATAGGTAGATTATTAGGGGCAATCTGTATGCTATATTCGCTGGTGTTTACTCCAGCGATTTCACTAACGTTGCCAGGTCTACCGATTCTCTGTGTATCTACTAAGGTAGCGTTGATGATCGTGTTGAACTGTTCTAACCAGTTGGGGTTAGCAGGGTCATTCCATAATACAGGAACATTGCTTAGATTGAATCCGTTAAGATCATTTAGGTTCTGAGTAGTTTTAATACTCGTGACTTTTAGATAGCCCTGGCCAGCAATGTTTCTTTTTGGAGTATAGCTCACAAGATTGGCAAGCTTAACAACACTGTCTCTGCGTTCGGCGGTATCAATAAAGTTTTCACGAGCATTCAAGTCATTGCGGAAAGCAAGACCTTGACCCATAAAGGCAATAACGTCAAGCAAGGCAACAAATTCGCTTGATTCAACATAGTCGTTATATGTTTCTGGATAATTTACTTGTAGGTAGTCAATGAATGCTTTACGTAGGGTTTCGTAGTCATAGCTACGGAAGTCTGCTTGGTTGAACGTCTGGTAAATGGTTTTCCAGTCGTTGGGGCCAAATAGTGCTGATTGTCTTGAACTTGTTGCCATAGTTTCTCTCTATTGATAATATATTTATCATAGAAAAAAACCAGATTTTATAGTAAAGTGGCTGTTTGTGTCGCTCGGTTCAAAGAAATTTTTGCAGCAATTGGTTGATTGAAAGGCAGTATTGCACACTGTATTTCTAATAGTATTCCGTTATCGTATGTATAGGATACCAGCTCTGCAAGTTGAAGTCTAGGGTCTTGACTGGCTACTCGTCGTATTTCATTTTCAATATCAATTCGTGTAGTTGGAGTATTTGGTTCAAAAATAAAGTCCCAGAGTCTTGTACCATATCCGGGCTGACCCACTTTGGTACCTAATCGTATATTCAACGCATTGAGAAAATCTTGTACTACTAATTGGGCATCAACGAGACTAAATTTATTTCCCCATGAGATACCTTCGCGGATTCCGCCCGGGCCGCCAGCACTACCTGAGGTAGCATTCGTTGTTTTTGGGTTACACGCATTTATCGTACTGAATCCTAAATAAGTTGCCATAAATTATCCTTTTTAATATTTAGTTTACGTAGTAGTTCCGGTACCGGCCGGGGGCGTTCCAGCAGCAGCTGGGTCTGTCGCTGGTGCAGCTTTTCTTGGACGTTTGCCTACATTTGCTAGTTCTCGTACTAAATTTTGAGTTTTAGTTGTTGCTTCCTGATACCTCTGTTCTAGTGCAGCAATACTTGGGTCGCCGGCTGGCAGAGTATTAAATGCAACAATGAATGCATCACCTGCTGCGGTTTCTTCTTCCTTTGCAGTGTCAAGTTGTGCTTGAATTCGGCGTCTTTCTTCTCTTAAAGTACGTGCCCTCTTTTCTATACTGTCAATAGCATCACCTATAATGTCTCCTAACAGATTTGGTATTGGAATTCTAGCATCACCCAATACTCCTCTAATTTGGGCAGTAATGCCGTCTCTGTTTGTCGTGTTGACTCCCAAGCTAGGCAGTCTGATAGGACTTGCTCCGCCAGCGCCCAAAGCACTCACAGATGTTAGTAGCTGAGTAACCTGTCCTATTGGAAGCTTACTTGCAATAGCCGAAGTGAGTCCGCCCGCTTTGCTGGCTGCTGAACTTAAGTTACCCAATGCCGCTGTTGTATCACCTGCTGCTCCTACTATGCTATTTGCTGTATTCAATGCAGATGAAGCTGCATTCAATGCATTACCTGCTGAAGTTAGGGTTGATGTAGCACTGCCAAGTCCATTTTTAACTCCCGTCTGCAAATCATTCATCAGACCTGTTAACTGACCGGTACCTGGTATCTGATTAGCAGCTTCATCTGCTTTATCTAACACACTGGAGAAGGCTTTGATTCCGCCTGGCAAATTACTTACCCCGCTAGCCAGTGCAGATGCTCTAGCAGCAAGTCCGCCTCCCTGTGCCTTCTTAGCAGCATTAGCTAGACCTGACAAGCCGTTCTTAAGTGACGTTGCTCCTCCTGCTAAGCTGTTAATGTTGTCAACTGCACCGCTAATATTATTTGCCAAATTATCTACACCATTGCCTGTAGTTGAGTCAATCAGTGTAGTGATTTGTTGCCCGGCATTTTCTAAGTTGTTGCCTGCATTGGCTAAATCGCTAATTGCATTGACTGCACCAGTTCCTTCCGCTACTAATTGGTCTGCTGAAGTTGAAATAACTATCGCATTATTAACAGTGCTTACACCAATCGTGTTGGGAAGAGTACCAATTTCGGATGATACATCAGCAATTGAAGACAGTGTAGTAGTAATATTAGTGGTTCCGGGTACGGCGGGGGCAGCAGTAATTGCCGCAATGCCTGGAGGTCCGGTGACCTCACCGATAGCAGTAGTTAGATTACTGACGTTACCAGTGATGCTATTCACAGCACCTGCTGCGTTAGTAACAGCACCGGCCGCAGTGGTAACAGCACCGGCTGCTCCAGTAATAGCTCCTGCAGCGCCAGTAATAGTTCCTGCAGCGCCAGTAATAGTTCCTGCGGCGCCAGTAGCGGCTCCTAAAGCACCGGTAGCGGCTCCTGCGACGCCTGATAATGCTCGTCCGGCCGGACCAACCACACTATTAATTGAATTACTAAGATCGCTGGATAACTTAGCTGCCTTGTTAAATGCATCGCCTGCTTTTGTTACTAGGCTAGACAAGCTCTTAGCAAATGCCGGCTGCGATCCTGGAAGATTCTCAGTGACAGCGGTTTTAGCAGCTTTTTCTTTAGCAATTTCTGACAAGTTTTGTGGTACACCGGCTTCTAATTTACCAAATCCATCTTTGACTGCACTAAATGCAGATCCTGATATACCCTTAACTGAATCTAATAGTCCAGTTAATGCGCTGTTTGCATCTTCCAGCGCCCTGAGAGAATTTGCTATTCCTCCCAATCCACCTAAGCTATCAGCCAGTTTAGCTGCTGATATACCTGCTCCAATAGCGCCGGCAACATTTTTTGCTCCAGCAGCAGCGCCTGCCAATGCTGTGGCAGATGCCGTTGCATTGTTTACTAGATTTGCTCCAGCTGCCGCGGTCGCTGCTGCCGGGATACCGACTGCACTGGCTGCTGCGGTGAGATTAGTTGTCGCAGTTTCCACTGCTTCTGTGGCTGTAGAAGATTGCTTTACTGCGTCAACAACAGCATCGGTGCCCAAAGTACTAGCAGCCGCTATTAGCCCGGCAGTTTGAGTTGTTGATTCACTACCATTAATTACGCCTGCTTGCGTTAATTCCTGCTGAGCAGTGGTCATTAAGTTGACTGCTGCTGTTGCTTGTGCGTCAGGGTTTGCTGCTAATTGTTCTACTGTCTCAGCTCCGGCTCTACCAGTAAACACTGATGCGGGAAGAGTATTGGTGAGTGTTTTTCCTGCACTAGCTAATCCATTAACAAGACTTTCTGAACCAGGCTTCAACACACCAGAACGTGCCAGTTGATCGGCACTTTGCCCAAATGATCCGACTGCTATTAGTGCTTGACCCGCAGAACTTGCGCTCGTTAGCTGTCTAATTGCGGCAATGCCGCCGCCCACAGCAGCAGCAACCCTCAATGCACTATTGATTCCTGAAATTAATGAACTGCCTGGCTTCTTGACTACCCCTGCTCCAGCAGCAGTTGCTTCGGCGGCTGGACCTTCTGCTGCTGCTGTTGCAGTTGATGCAAGTACGGCGTTCGTTGTACCTGCACCCAATGTGGGTGAAGACGCTGGAACAGGCGGAACCGATGCTACGGTAGCTACTGCGGGAGGAGTGGGTCTAGTTGCTTCTGCTTGAGCATTTAATTGCTGTACCGGAGGCGATGACGGAGCAGGCAAGTTATCAGCAGCGTTTGGACTATTTCTTATGTCAACGCCCATACCTGCATTGACCCAAGGATAGTGTGCTGGTGCTCGTGAAGCGATAGATAATAGTCTAGCGGGTGCTGCTGCCCAACCCACACCTTCATCAAACAATGTATCTGTCTGGGCTGTTACAGGAATGATAGGTACATCAGGCGGTAGTAATGCTGGGCTACCACTATTCAAATTAACTTTATCACCGTTAACAAATGCTTCTGCACCTGCCACCATGCTTGCTTGACCACCGGCCAACATTGCAATTGCAGCAGTTGCCTTTACAGTAAAATTGTTTAATGCAGTGATAGAATATTCTTTGCCTGCTCTGGATTTAGTTATTTCGTCACTATTAGTATGAATGTTTTTCGCTTGAAGATTAAAGTTCTCCATAGCATGTATATTAACATTTCTGTCAGCGTGAATATTAAAATCACCCTGAGTTCTCATGTTAATACTATTTGTACTGAATATGTCTACAGTACCTTCTTTGCCTAATTCAATATAGCTTTGTCCATTACTGTGTAAGATTGATAATGTTTGTCCATCGTCACTCATCATAATCTGATGGCCCAGTGCAGAGCGAATACGAATTAATTGATCACGCCCAATAATGTCACCGTCATCCATAACGATACTGTGACCGCCTCTTCGTGCAATAACATTAAGTCGTTCTGCGTTACCTTGTTCTAAATTGTCGGGTAGAGTTTCGTCTGTATATCCGCCCTCATATATGGGTCGTCCAGGAGTACTAACTCCCCACCCAACTCTACTTGTTGGTTCTCTACTAGCACTTGAGCTAATGGGACCGCGAATAGGATCTCTTAATATACCCTGCTGTTGCATGATACTAGCAGCGTAGCTATGCACTGGTCTAGCAGTATCTAAAAATTCGTTGCTGTTCGATACGTTTGTATTATTGGTGTTAATGTTAGTTACGGGCAGTCTAGTGGCTCCGCCAAATCCAGAAGCTTCCCCCTCATTGAGTGTAACAACATCTCTTGCCCCGATAGCAGGAACCATCTGCAATGTTTGGGGAGTGGGAATGGCCCCGATATAAAACCCTCTGTTAATATCACCGTTAATAA